AATACAACAGGTCAAAAGAGTAATCTTTTGGCCTCGGTCAATCTGCTGTGCGGCAGCCTCACCCGAGAGGGCTCGGGACTGGCGTCTTTCAGACTTAGGACACTAACTAATCTGGTAAACGGGCGAAACAGCGCGCCCTTTCCAAAACTGTTAGAAAGTCTGAAAACCGCTATATACACGAGGAAATCACATCACGTAGTCAATCTTAGATACGACTTCGTCTTAGATATGCTATACTTCCTAAGGTCACTCATTGAGTCCCTTTGGGATTCAGATAGCGCATTTCTAAGAATGAAGATGTGTGATTTAGATGGTTTCTGGGATGCATTGTCCTGTGCTCCCAATTCAGCCCAGAGAGTCAAGGGGATCAAATACCTGACAGCCTGGCCTATGGCCAAGTGGTTACGTAATGATACTCCCCCATGTCCTGACTGGCTGAGAAACCATTTGGGTTCGAAAACGCTTCACTTTCCCATAAGTGGAGGACTTCGGCAACACTTCAAGAATTTGCTGAAGTCGGGCACTAACCGAATCCGGCCCGCAAGGCTGTTCACTGGATTACTCCAGGGAGTTAAGCGCGGGTGTGCCCCGGTGGGAAAGGAATTCATCTTTTCTACCATGCTGTCACATAAGGAGAGTCTATCTCAGACTCTTCCACAATTGGCAGACGCGGAATCCGATCAGTTTGAAGCCAAATTTGAAAAACTTTGGCAACGGACTGAAAAGGATACCCCCATCTATCGTACTAAAGTGGTTCGAAATCCCGGCTTTCGCGCCTCTGTGGAATCAAAAAGATCCCAAGGCGGGAGAGCTGGTCAACTCTATCGATTGGCCAGGGACGGTGCTTCATCAAGAGTGGAAGAGGATGGGGTCATCCCCTATCATAAAGAACTCTTATCCATGTATGAAGTTAGTCCCGGTGTAGTACAAGAGGTTTGGGGCCATTTTGCCCCCTCTTACCTCGAATTACTACAGTTGGCCTTCGAAGAGTGTTGTGAGGGACCGTGTAAAGCACGTGTCGCTCCCATACTCGAACCACTGAAGTGTCGTCTGATCACCAAAGGACCAGCCTTACCCTATTGGGCAAGTATGTCCGCCCAGAGAGACATGTGGAATCATCTCCAACAGTATCCCCAATTTAATCTAACTGGGTGTCCTGTCGAAGAGTACCACATGAGAGACCTCCTTGATCTCGAGGAGAAGCAGGGTCTCAAATTCACTGACTGGGTTAGTGGTGATTATAAAGCTGCAACTGATGGCCTTAGTACCGAAGTTAACAGTTTAGCATTTAATGCTTACTGTGATTCAGTTAGGGCCAGTCACAGAGAGAGATATGTCTGGAACAATGTCCTTGGTTGTCATGAGATCTCATATCCGCCAGCAATGACGGAGAACGATACAGATAACCAACTCTCAAGCTTTATTCAGACGAACGGACAATTGATGGGTTGTCCTCTGAGTTT